TCAGGAACGTGGTCCAAAGAACTTGCTGCGTTTAGGGTCGCCGGGCAGTGGAAGCGGGTAGCCGATGATCGAGAACTGATCAAACGCCCAGAAGACGACCGACTCGATATCTTCACGATGCGCCAGGCGACGCTCCCAGGGCCATGGTTCGCGCGTTGAGAGAACGCCGATCAGATGCGCCGAGTCTTCGCGAGTAAATCCGAGGCCCAACGGAAAGCGTATCGATTCCAGCGCCTTGTTGAGATTGCCGGAGCCGGTGTAGGTGAAGTTCTCCGTCTTGAGCGTGTTCAGGTTGGCGGGCGTCCAATCGGTCGTTGGATAGTTGACGACGCGAGTCAGCGTGAAATCGTTGACGTCGTGTGGGTAGAGTACTTCGAACTTCGTCGCCGCGTAGGTTGCCTTGACGAAGTTGCGGATCCGCTGGGTAAAGGCGCCGATCAGGCCCGGAAGGAAAGCGGCCTCTTCGGGGAAGCCGGCGAGCGAATCGTCGTTGCTCGTGAAGACCTGCATCGCTCGGCTGTAGGTCGCCTGGAACGTTGAGGTCGTGTAGTCGTCGTAGAACGTCATGCCCGAGGCGGCGGGAAAGTACCACCACTGCACTTCGCCGAACTGGAGCGACGGGGCGACTCCGGCCTCGACTTGCATCTGCGCCAGCTCGAGATACGCTTGCTCCCAGAATGCCGCGCTGGTCGGAGAGAAGTTCGTCTGTAGCGCCGGCGTGTTGAGCTCCACCGGATCAAGGTTAGGATAGCGTTGAGCGATGCCGGCGCCGAGGGAGCGATCGCCGTGGGAAAGCTCCGTGCTCAGCGCCGCCGTCGATTCGACACCGAAGCCGTCGAGAGCCGCGAAGTAGGCGCGATGCCAATCGCGGGCGGCGCGGTTGAGACGGGGCAGCGCACTTAGGTCGGTGATCCACTCGCCGTCGGCGCCGCCGCTGAGGCTCGATCCGGAGGCGACGGCTTGAAAGGCGCCGGAAGTCGGCGAGGCGCTCAAAGTCGTCGAGTTGCCCGCGGCGCCCAGCGCCCGAGAAAAGATCGTCAACACCGCGCCGGCGGCGGAGGCGCGAACTCCCGTCGAGCCGTTGTTAATCAAATACTCGAAATTCTTGGCGATGCTCTCGTTTGTGTCCGTGCTTAACGTCGCGCGACTGAAGACAGTCGAATCGAGGATGACTTGCACCGTCTGACTGAAGACGGGAGTGCCTTGAAACGTTACCGTGGCTTGGGCGTAGAGCGCGGTCGGATTCGTGAGCTCATAGAAGAGAATCGCGCCGACGTAGTGATTCGCTCGGCCCTTGAAGCCGAGCATGTTCATGTTCCAGGCGACTCGCTCAGGAGCCAGCGCCAGGGAGTGATCGGTATCCCAGTCGGTCGCCAACGTCTCGTTGAGGACGGCCGGCTGCTCTTCGACGGCGGAGGCCGCCACGGCGGCCTCCGCGTAGTCGAAATAGAACGAGTTATCGGGAGACAAGGGATTGGCGCCGACAAGGCTTGCTTCCACGCTGTGGGGGCCGGCGGTGAACGATCCCAAGTCGAGCCGCACGAGCGCGTCCTCGCCGGGCAGGAAGAGATCGAACTGTTGCGCCGTTCCGCCGTCGACCGATACCGAGATGATTCCGGATTCGAAGGTCAGTCGCGCGCCAAGATAGAGTTGGTGCGTCTGTGGATGGTCGTAAGAGATAGCTGCTTCCGAGCCGACCGTGTTGGTCTTCTGAATCGTACTTCCAGAGAAGTTGCCCCAGGCTTTCTGCCACGTACCGCTGTAGCTCGCGGCCGAGGAGTCGTCCTCGAAGCGTCGGCTGAGAGGACCCGCCACGGAGTACGCGCGGCCGGTTCCCGTGACTACCCAATCCGAAACCACTACGTCGAACTCGCTGCGTTGATAGGCGGACTCCTGCAACGCCGCGGCGTACGTCCAGCGCATCTTCCGAACAGCCTGCATCGGAACCTCGGTGCCCAACTCATCAAGGACGTTCGAGAAGTCCAGGTCAACCTGCCACTGCGTCGGAGACTGCCCGCCGCTCATCGTCTGGGCGTCAGGAGACCACACTTCCGTCTGCGCCGCGGTGACGGTTCCGACGATGCCGAGCCGGTTCCCTTCCTCGCCGGCCGTCAGATTCGTGAGCGTGATGTCGGAACTCGTAGCCGAGGCCGAGACCGTCGTCGAAAACGCGTTGACGTTGGTTGCCAAATCCGCGAGGACGCTCGTGAAGGTATCCGCGCCTGAGACGGTGTGGAAGTAGTGTTCGTCGAGCCAAGAGAGCTCGACGACGTCCCCGCCGGTGAGCGTGCCGCTCAAGCCGAAGGTCGCGCTTGCGGCGACGTAGGAGCCCTGGACGACGATTGCGTTGTCGAGGAGCGGGATCTTGTAGATCTGCTCGACGCCCGAGGCATTCGCGGCCCAAACGCGCAACGTCGGCCAATCGACCGTGGGAAAGAGCCCTGAATCGATGGGGATGCAGTTCGTCCGCGTTTCTCGGTAGGAGAGCGTTAGGCCGCTGAGATCACCGTCCGGCAGCGGCCGCAATAGCGGATGCGCGTAGACGTTGTCGCGGTTCCATTCAATGACTGCCCAATCGAACTGTTGCCGCCACGTTCCTGAAACGGTAAAACCCGAAGACGACGCAACGCTCAGCGCCGCGATTGCCGTTGGACGAAAGAAGAAGCATTGCAGGTCGCGGTCCGGCCGCAGTTTCTTCAGCGTCTCAGACACGAATCGTCACCGTCACGTCGCTCCCGGCGAAGGTGGAACCGACCGCAAGAATGTCGAGCGTGAGCCCGCCGCCCGCGGTCAAGGTAGGCAACTCGGCGCCGTTGACCGCCGCGCTGGTCGTAGAGCCTGCAGCGACGGATAGCGTGGCAATGGGCGATCCGTCGAGATTGACGCGCAACTGCAAGTCGGCTCCAGTCGGCGCTTGCTTAACGCGAGCGAAGATGTCTCGAATCGAGACAGTACTTTGTACCGACAGCACTGGTGTTGCATTGTTGAGCACGGCCATCAAGCCTTCGATCTGAAAGTTGAATTGGCCGCCGCGCAGCGTACGCAATCCATTGTCGGCAAGCTCCGAGAAGTTGGCGACTGCCGTCGGGCTTTCGCCGAACGAGTTGACGACCTTCAGCTCGGCGCAGGCGACTCGCACGTCAGGCAGCCAAACCGATCGCCGCCAGGAGCCGCTCAAGGAGGTCCCAAAGAAGCCTCGCTCAAACGACGCGGTCACGATTCGCGATAGCGGCAGGTAGACCTGTGTTGCGTCAGCGTGCGCCGCCGCGATGCTGTCGCATACTCCGCGGTCGATGGCGTACTGCGTACCCACGCCTTGCACCTCGGTAACGCGAAGGATTTCCGCCTCGATCTGAATCAGGTCGCCGATCGCCGCTCCGCCGTCCTGGTTGAGGGTCAGCGTGGTCTGGCTTGAGTCGATCGCACCTGAGAGCGATGTCGTGGTTTGACCTGCGAGCTCGTCGCGATAGTAGATCTGGAACGTCGCATCCGAGATAGTCTGCGTGTTCTCGAGCGTGAGGAAACCGATCGCACCAATCTCAACGTTCCCGTCGCCCAGCGCGCTGAATCCGAAGATCGGCTCGGGGGGGACATCGATGTCGGCGACGCCGAGGGAGCCCCCGCCGATCCGCCAGCGCGTGACGATCGCCAGCCCCTCGAGCGATTCCACGTTGCGCGCGTTGGCGGCCCTGCCTGTGATCTGGATCACACGGTTGCCGAGGTTCGGAACTTGGAAGTGCGCCGGGCTCGATTGAGCCCGGCTGCCAAAGTGCCAGGCGCTCTCGCTGACAGCGAAGATTGTGCTCTGATCCGGCTCGGTCGTCCACTTGGGCTCGACCGTCAACGTGGTTGCGTCGTTCGCGATGATCTCGCGCTCCTGTCCCGCACCCTTGCCGCGGAGCAACCGAACACGGCTGCCGACGAGCTCGTCGAGGTTCAACTGAAGGATGCTGCTGCCGATCGTAGTCTGGCTGAATACGGACGCGAACTGCTCGTCGGTCTGCTCAATCCGCCAATAGAAATTCGCGTGGTCGTACTGAGGGTCCGGGGCTCCTTGAAGCTCTTCCGCCAGTCCGTTGTCGGTGAACGACGTGGCGAGCGGCTGCGTCTCCGCGATGCGGTGCAACTGCGAAGGCAGGGATCCGCGATAAACGTTGAAGCTCGCTGTGCCGGAGGTAAAGCTCAGCCCCCCCAGGACGACCTGATTTGTCGACGTGCCTCCCGGAACAACCGCGCGAACGTTGAACGACGGGCGACCTTCCTTGGCTTCCGCGTCGACGCCCGTCAGCGAGTAGTAGAGCGTCTGGTCGCCGTCAATCGTGCCGCCGCTGGTTTGAATGGCGGGGGTGAGATCGACAATCGGGGTTCCCGCCAAGAAAGACTGCCCCGACTCGGGAGGACGGAACCCAACCTGGACCTCGGTGAGCAGCGTTCCGTCGTCGCCTGCAAGGGTCTGCTCGCTGATGCTGAACTGCGCATCGCCGAACTCGTCGACCTCATCGCCCGAGATCGAATCGGGCAGTCTCGTCTCGCTGCCGGGCAACCTCTGCGTGGCGGGAACCAACGTGAGTTGGCCGTTCGTGTCGTCGTACCAGGCGTCGTCGTGGATCTGCGCCGTGATGCGAACCGAGCGGTAGTTGCCTGAGGGCTCGATCTTCAGAATGCGGAACGGCTGGTTCAGCAACCCCTCCTTGGCGTAGGTCACTGTGACGATGTCGCCAACCCGTTGCCCCAGTCCTTTGACCGTCGTCTCAAGTTCAACGAAGCGATTCCCCTTGATCGACTTGTCCAAGTAGAACTTCAGGATCCGCGCGGTTTGATCGAATGTAGGCAAGCCGTCCACGACCAGACGTCCACTGATCTCCTGGCCGGTTCGCGCAATGTCGTCGGCGTCTTCGAGGTCCAGGCTATCCTGCTGGTATTCGTTGAAGCGATCGGCGAACTCCACCGAGAATCGATTGGGCGTGTCGGCAATCGAACGTGACCACAAGCGGATCGCAGGAGATGCGTCCTCCCGACGTAGGATGCCGGATGCGACTCCCGGCAGCGAGGCGTCCGCATAGACGTAGGCTGGCCAGCCGCCGTTCTGCATCGTCGTCGCATTCGAGCCCTCGATCATGTCCGGCTGCTGCAGCGAAATCGAATTCTCAACGAAGACGCTCAGCATCCCGTCTTCGCGATAAGTCAGCTGCAGTCGCGCGTTGTTGCGAATCGATCGAATCAGATCGGCCGCCGTGCGCCGGGAGCGAACGACCAAGTTGCACTGGAAGCGCGGGGCCGAGATCGGGTTGCCTTGGTTGTCGATTGCCGCAATAGTCTGATCGCAGAACGCGGCGGCGTCGGCGAAGGAAATCAGATCGATCTCGCTCTTCTTCCAGCCGCCGTGTCTCAGAACGTCGAGCAGAATCCAAACCGGGTTCTCGGTGAACGCGGATCCCAACGAAGCGCCCGCTCCGTCGAACGACTCGAGCTGCAGCCCCTCGGCGAGCAGTTTTACGTTCGGCAATGCACCGCCGTCGCTGATCTGGTTGGGAACGACAATCGAGAGGCAAGCCATGCTTCCATAGGGGTCACCCAACGGTGACCCGCTCGCGTCAGTGAAGTTCAGGTTGAATCCCCCGACGCGGCCTCCAGCGGCGAAAAGATTCCACCAGCCGCTACGGGTCATGTCTTGACCGGAGACACCCGCGGGGATCTCCACATCATTCACGAGAACCTTCAAGATGCGGTTGATCTTCCCCGACGCAACCAGCACCTCCATCCGCGTCAGGTTGCCGTCGTTACGCGAAAATACGACCGGCGGCTCGATCCAAACCGTTCCGTAGAGCAGCGGAACAAAGTCGTTGTAGCGCGCTTCGTTCACTGCCGGAGCTGAGACCTGGCGGTTTTTCTCGCCGTGGCTTCGTACCAAAATCGACGCCGGCACGAACTCGATGCCGCCGAAGCGACGGGTCGTCGTCAGCGTCGAATCCTGATCGAACATTCCCCGCTCGACGCAATCCGCGCGAGTGAACGAGCAGCCCGTAAAGGGAACCGCGCCCACGTCAAGATTGCCGACGCCGCCAACCTCCCCCGCCGAGTAGCCGCAGCGGTGGAAGCGCGAATAGATCCCCTCCGAACCGCCGCCGACCGCCTCCTGTCGCTCCTCCTCCGTCGATGGGAATGCCCACGGACAGCGGCGCTCGATGCGCACGGTGGGCAACAGCACGCGCTGCATGTTCATGCGGTTGACCGCCGTCAGACGGAAGGCCTGTTCGGAGATCTCGTCCGGCGGATTGAGAATGCCCTGAAACACGACAGACGTCTCGGACGCCGGCACGTCGGCAATCAGATCATAGAAAAGAAACGTGGCGGTGACGCGAGCGCCCTTGAAGCCGACGGCGGATTCAATCTGCGAGAAGCGAGAATCGGCGTTTGCCAGCGTCACCGAGATTCGTGGGACCGCGTCAATGCCGCTCTCGGCAGCCGCTTGCACCTCAAATGCGTTGTGGCGCAAGATCCTTGCCTCGTAAGTCTCCGAGTCGACGACCGCGGCGTGGGTGGACAGTCGCTCGGTAGAGCCGTCAGCCAGTTCGAGATCGAAAAGCAGCAGCGGAGTCTGCGCAACGGCTTGTTCTTTTAGATTTGCGATGGTGTCCATACAATTCGCACCGTTGCCGAATGCCGCCCAGGGCCGGTCGCGACGTCGGCAAGCGAGTCCTGGTCGAAACGAGCTCCCTCATAAGCGCCCGAGCCGGAGCCGTTCTTCTTGTAGGCCGAAGCCTCGGGTTGGGCCTCGAGTTGAGGTCCGTAGACATGGAGCGTTCCATTCGGAGCAACGATCGCGAGCTCGACTTGCGCTGCCGCCGAAGGTACGTCGAACGCCAGCGTGTATCGGAGCCACACGTTGTCGGACGCGAACGGCTCCTCGACCGAGAGAGCTGCGCCGTCGCTAACGCGCAAAGCCGCTCCGGAGGCGCTCGTTCTTGCCCAGATACTTCCCGCGTATGCGTAGGAAGCGGGAGCCTTGAGGAGCTGCGAGACGGTAAGGCCTCCGGTCGAGGCCGTTACTGTTGTAGCCGCGTTTCCGCCGACTGGGTCCGGCTGACCATCGGTCACTCCAATCCCCGTGTCCTTCTGCCAACTAGCGGCGCTCAGACCTTCGCTAAACGACAACAGGTTCGCGCCGGGATCGAGGAAAGTGAAACCTCGCAGCCTGCCTTCGCTCTGCTCGAATAGTGTCTTGACCTGGCTCCATTCCGTGTCGCTGAGCTCCCGGAGCGGAATCTCCCAGCGTCTCTCCTCGAAATCGACATCGGTAAACGCGACACTTGAGCCGCCGTCCATTTCGTTTTCAAGAGTCCGAAAACGCGCCGTACGCCGGAACGGAAACTGAGCGACGGCCCCGCTGCTGAGTTGAGGGAACGTCATCACCGCGACTCCACGATCGCGACGCTCGTGGCGTTAGAAAACTCGCCACGAGTCACTGCCGTCAAGGCGTCGTCTTCGAATCGACAGTTCACGACAAGCGAGCCCGTCCAGGGATCCTCGAAGTCAAACAGCCCCGAACCGCGCTGCACGTCCTCGAAGAACGCAAACAGCGTCGCCGTCTCCGTGTCGTCCAACAGAGAGAAATCAATGACCCAGCGTCGCCGCTGCGTCGAGCGTTCCCGGTAGAGCTGCTCCGAAGAGTCGATGAATCGAAACACGGACGTGCGATACTCCAGCGCTCGAACCGAAGGGTGCTGAGCAACCACGCCGGTCTTTAGCTTGGGGAACTCTGCCACTCTAGCCCTCCTCGGCCGAGACTTCCACAATCAGACCGCGGCGCTCGGCATAGGCTAAGATCCAGTGAGCCTCGGCTTCGGTAAACGGATGCGCCATCACCGGCCGACCGTCGGGCAGCGTGGCGCAGATCCCGAGCTTCACCGGCCCAGCGCCGCCCTCGATCGCAGGAGTCACCACAAGATCCGCGATCACATCCTCCGCTGCTTCCGCGTCGGGAAAGATAACGCGGGCCGTGTTCATGTCAGCTTTCCAAGGCTGGCGGCGCGCCAAGCCAGTAGTCTTTCTTCGCGGTCGTTCTCCCGCTGCTCGTTTACCACGCCCGACCACTCCTTCTTCCTCCGCGCCCAACGTCTTCTCGGTCTCAGGCCGGCCCCCGGATCAGGAACCCAGCCTGGTCCCGTCAGCGGTTCCGACTCGCCGATCCGCCACTCCACAAGGAAGGCGCCGAACTCAGGCGTCGAGTCCGGCAACGGATCAAGCGACATATCCCTGCCCGCCGGCGCCGCAGGATTCCATACGGTCATCGGTAGATCCCAATCCCCGCCCTCAAAATCGATCTCTTGCCTTTGGTCCAGGTTTTGGCAGTTCCGTACTTCCAGCGTCGTTCCAGATTCAACTAGGCCGGTAGCTTCCGGGTCGGTAAAATCCACCGCCACGTTTTCCTGCCCGTCCCAGTTCAAGGCTGCCACGTGGGCTTGGCCCCGATTGTCCCAACGATCCGGCAGATACCTGCTCGGGCGCACAAAGATCCACATGCCCCACGGTTCGGCCTGGTCGTCTCCGTAGTACTCGTTGTTTGGATAGCGGTCCCGAAAATCGGATCCTCGGAAAAGCTCCTCTTCGCCGAACGTCGTAAGCTCAGTCCACCCGATAAAGCGGTTGTTCTCGATTTGCTCGCCGTCGCATCTCTGAATCTTCGCGGCTCCTCTCCCTAGGTGCGCAAACGTGTTCCCATCGAGCTCCAAATTGTGGCACCCGCCGTCTCCTCCGAATAGGTTGAAGAGCTGTGCCGGCGGATTCTCCGGATAGTAGGTCACGTTGTCGCGGAACGACACGTCCCGGTGCTCGTCGCTCGCGTTGCCGAACATCACGTTGCGATGGAACCCGTCGCGCGCGATGCCGTTATTGAAGAATGTGTTTCCCACAACGTCTACGTTTGCGAACGGCACCGATCCAAATCCCTGCAGGCCCTGTCTGCCGTGATGAAACACGACGTTGTTCTCGATCCTCTTTCGCGGCGCGCCCGCCGGGTTGCGCACATATAACCCCGGTCCGTGCGAGCGGTCGGGTCCGTCCCAATAGGCATTGAAGAACAAGCAGCCGTAGACCTCGAGCTCCGACGGCTTCGACTCAAATAGCGAGGTGCCCAGATCGTGCACCCGAAGGTGTATGAGCTTCGCCCCGTCCTCGGCTTCGCAGAGAATCCCCACTCCTCGCGGATCCGCTTCCGCCCCGGGGGCGTCAGCCCAGCGCTTTGAGCTCGAGCTTGTCAGCTCAAGCCCCCAAAACCATGTGTGCCGGCCGCGAATCTGTAGCGCGAACGGCGCCCGGCTGCGCACGAAGTCGATCACCGGAGGCTCCTCTCCAGGCAATCCGCGTACGACGATAGGCTTCGCCGCCGTCCCCTTCAACTTGCTTTGCAGCGGCCCGCGAGGACAATACTCTCCCGGCAGGACCCAGATCCAGTCCCCCGGCTCGACCGCCTCAGGGTGCGACAGAGCTGTCTCGAGATTCCACGGGCTCTCTAACGACCCCATACCTCTCGGAGAGCCCTCCGGGGAGACATACCAATGGAGACCGTCCGCCATCACGCCGTCCCGATCACGGCAGTGCGACCCGACCCGCCAACTCCTTCTTGGCGAAGTCCCTCATCGCATCCTGCTCGCCTATGCTGAGAACTCGATCATGCAGAGCGAAGAACGCAGTCTCGCCTTCGGCGAAGTACACTGTGCCGGCCGCTCCAATGCGACAAGCGTCCTTTGTTCCGCCGTCCTGCGTACTCGTCGTGCTGTTGACGACTTGGTCTTGCCCGTCGATCCGCAGCGCCGAGTTCACTATGTTTGCCGCCGTGTTACCCGGGCACGTAAACGAAAAGAAGTGCCAATCGTTGTCTTGCGTGTCGACGGGATTGTCCTTCTCGAAATACCGGAAGCAATTGCTCGCCAGCCAAATCAGCGGCCGTCTCGCATTGAACGGCGCTGCTGGAAAAACGCCTGGGAACTGCGCCGAGCTATGCCATCCAAGAACGGGCGATACGACGTCGACTGATAGCTTCATCACCGCGCTCACCGTCCAGGCGTCTGGCCTCAACAAAGTAGCGCCGCCGCAGTCCACAAAATCGTCAATAGTGAAGCTCAGTCCCCGCCGCCGTCCAATTCGGATCATTCGTGTCCGCGCCCGCGCTCGAGCCAAGCGTTCCGTTGCTGCCGCCGCCGGACAGGTCCGCCAGGCTCTGCCCGCTCCCCTCGTCAAACGCGTAGTAGAGCTGCAAGCCGGCGGCCACAATCCCCGAGCCTTGCGGGGGCCGTTTGAGAAGAAGAATCGACATGACCGCTATTCAAACGTCCGGAAGACGGGTTGGAAAACCCGCTCTGCTGACTCCGTCGTCGGGGAGCCGCCGCCGTCAAGATGAACTACGCGAACGTGCGATGCGCCCAGCATCTTCGTAGCGTCGAGCGGTATGTAGGCGTCCGTGTCCGCCGTCACGGCCATGGCCGCGCCGCCTTCAACGATGTCGTAGAAAGTTACGCCGTTCGGGCTGGCTTGGACCTTTAGCTCTGCCGCGTCCAGTGTGCTCGGCGTAAAGATTCCGACCAGCGTCTCCGAAACTAGCTCCAGCGAGCTCGACGTGCCTTGGCCCAACTGAGTGACCCAACGGCCCTGCTTGATCTGTGCCATTTAGGCGACCTCCTTTCCCTTCTTGGCGTCCGGCCACACATGCGGCGGAACAAACGGGTGCTTCTCTCTCGGAACGATGTCCCGATCGACCAGCCGCAGTTGATATTGCGCGATCGTCAGATGCGAAACCTGAATTGCCGTCCAAGCAGCCGCTTCGAAGTCCGCAATCTCCGACTCGGGAAATCGAGTCATCCAGCCGTAGCGGCCTTCATAGTGTTTCGGAGCGCCCATGCCCCAGCGCTGAAAGGCCGCCTCGGAGTCGGACAGCTCTTCTGTCGACGCCCATTCCGGGGCTCCCGCCTGCTTGAAGTGCCGTAGGTCCTGCTCCCACTGCGTCCGAGCAATTCGGAACATCAGGCTCGGGTTCGACAGCTGATGGAAGTCCGAGCTCTCCGGTCGTGGCCCGAAGATCTCCTCGAAGCCTTCCGGCAGCGCTTCCGGCTTGCCGGCCTGGCTCTGCAGTAGCCATGGCTCCGAGCCCGTGAACGGATTCACCAGCCACCACTCGCCGCCATGTTCGGCGGGCGCCTGGCGATAGGGGCCGGCCGGCTGCTTCCAGTGTTCCGGCACGTCAGCGTAACTTGGAGTCATCTTGTACCTCACCTCTTCCTTACGTAGTTCCCGAGTCCCTTTCTCGCGGACATCGTCCGCGCCAACCGCCTTCCTTCTCCGCCGTCGACCTAAAGTTCGTCAATCACGTCATTCAGCGGATGCATGTTCAACATCGCTTCCCGCACGGCCCGAGCAATGTCGGCGGACCGATCCATGAACGATTGCGAATCCATCGCGCTTACGTTCACTACAACCTGCGCAGGGCGAGCCTCCGCCGGAGCCGGAGCCGGAGCCGCTTCAGTCTGCCTAGAGACTCCGCTAGGAACCCGCTGTGTCAGGTTGTCCGAATTTGAAGCGCGTACTTCAATCGGGGCCGGCAGCTCAAACCGCTCAAAGGTCTGCGTCTCTTCCTTTTCGCCTCCGCGGAAAAGCCCGGCGATCGCAACACCCAACGGAACCAGCCCAAGGCCGCTTCGCAATAGCGGTCCGACCCCGCCGCCCCCCGCCGCGCCGCCGGACAATCCGGCAACCAAACCGCGCAAGTTCTCGGAGAAGGTCGAAGTGTTCTGCTCGACCGCGCCGGTATTCTGCGCGAGCGATCCGCCAAGCTCCCTCGTCGCTTGCGCCGCAGCCCGCAGCTCATTCTCGAGCGACCGCCGTCCAGCGGCGCCGCCGACCCCGCTCGCCGTACGGTTGGTGGCGATTGCCGCCGGAGTGATCCTTCCGCTAGGCGTCGCCTGTCTCACTGCGCTGCCGTCCCCGCCGGTCGCAAGAATAGACGTCTCCGACGAAGGCGCCGCCCCACGCAACGTCTCGACTTGCAGTTCCCGAACGATGCGCCCTTGGGTCGCTGCGATATTTACGTCTGTACTTCTATGCGTCGGTCCGAACTCGAAGAGCGTGAGCGCCTCGCTCGCCGCCGACTGCCGTAGCTCGCCCGTCAGCAGGCGCAGCTCCTCCGCGGTGCGGCGCTGTGCTTCGGTCAGCTGTTCAAACTCGCTCGCCATTTCTGCTCCGCTCCACTTTCTTCAGCTCCACATCAAGCAAGCGAAACGCGTCCGCCTTCTTCGCGGGCCACTGCGTCGGATCACCGCCCCCCAGCGCCCGCCAAGTGAAGAACGCTTCCACATACGCCATGCTCTCGCCCGTCACGTAGCTCACCGGGCACTCCTCGCTCGCGGGCCGCGGCTCGCCTGCCGTTGTGATACGGCTCACCCATACAGGCTTCTTCGCTGGCTCCCGCTCATCCAGCCAGCCGCATCGCCTGCGTCGCTCCCAACCTAAACGCCGACACTCGTCGCAACTCCACCCGGTTGAGCCTCCGGCGACAAAGTGGAGTGCGACTCGAAGTTTTTTCCTTCTGCTTCTCCCAAGCGAGCTTCGCGCCGAATCGCCTCGATGACTTCAGCCGTCAACTCTTCCGGACCGGACTCGGCCAAAGTTTCGACGGTCGCGGCCTCGCCGTCGATCGTCAGCCCCTCGACCGCGATCAAACCCCAGCGCAGATATTCGCGATCGACTTGAGCACCCAACAACGCCGCTTCCGCCTCCTCGTGTGCGGACTTCTCGCCCGCCTCGATGAACTCCAATTTCCCCAGCACGCCCTGGATAGTCTTGGTGAGCTCGATGCGGCGTCCGAACGACATCCTGCGAATCCTGAATCGAACTCCGTCGACCTGCTTTGACTCAATCTCTACCGTGCTCTCGTAGTCCATGCGCCTTATCCGAACGCCACGACGATCTCGTCGTTCGCCGTACCCTGCGCCCTCGAGTTCTCAAAGCTCCACCCGAGCACTCGCTCGCTGTCGTCGAACTCCGGAACCTGGGGCACCGCGGCGCCCAGATACACTCCAGTCATCTGCCCCGGGGCCTCGCCCAGCTGGAACATCAACGGCGTCGGCGTCTCGCTTCGCGCCGCCGCGTAGAGCCCGCGTGTTGCGGCGTCATCCACCTCGAAGAGCTCGAAGCTCGCTGTCACCCGACGCGGTCCCGGAGCAACGCACTGCGGCGTCGAGGTCCCGAACTCCCGATTGCGTAGGTCAATGTCGTTCGAGACTGCGACCTGTGCGGTCGTCACTGTCAGGAACTTCGTCGACGGCGACCCCAGCCACGCTTGACCCAGGTTCCCCGGGATTGGCATCGCCGTTGACCCGCTCACCGCCGGCTCCGTGGGAAACGAGCCCAATCCACCCTGCCCGGATTGAAACGAAACCGAATCGATGACGTCCTGCGCCTCGCCCGTGAAGGCAACCTCGTGAAAGTCAGCATTGACGCGAACCTCCATCCGGTCGCACGACGCCCCCTGCAGCACTCTCTGAACGACCGTCGACGGATCCCAATAGTCGAAGACTGAAACCGACGGCAGAACGTCCGCCGGAAAGTAGGTGACCGCGCCCGTCAATACATTGCCCGATGTCGGCGCTGTCGAAAACGGAGCGTTGACCGCGACCGTCGTCGGGTTCACCACCGTGTCAACGAACCGTATCTCGCCGCCGAATCCGAACGCCTGGCCTTTAACCAGTCCGTGAGCGCTGCTGAAGACGATCTGCGTCGTCGTCGAGCCCGCTCCCGCCGAACCGCCCGCGAAAGTCAGCGGCGGAGCACCCAAGCTGCCTTGCACCAACGGCCCGATTGGCGGCGCGTCCGACGGGCTCGCTCGCGTCAAGAGGTAAGCCTCCAGGTTGAAGCTCGTCTGTCTTCTCGAGCCCGGGGCGATTCCGGTGTAGGTCCGCGACCCCGTCTTGTCCCGCCGCTCGCGCTCCTCACGCTGCTGCCGGATTTGCAAACGAATCGCCGCAATGCGGTCGTTGGCCGTAATGCTTGGGACCTCGCCGAACGCCGACTCCAGTTCTGTGTAGAACCGGTTCTGGCTTGAAAGCACGCAATCAGGCATCTCTAACTTCTCCCTCTCAAAGCCCCACGGGTACGAACCGCAAGCGAACGCCAGCCTCTAGGCGTGGGCCACGATCTCGATTTCGACCCGTGCCGTTTGCAAAAAATGAATGCCGCCCAAGCTCATCGCCTCGATCCGCGCCTGGTAAGCTCCGTCGAACGCCAGATTTGGAGTCCACTGTCCGTGATGCGCTCCCAGCACTGCTGTCAGAGCCTCGACGTAACGCTCGATTCTCCCTTCCAGGCCGTCCACGTCCTCGGCACTGACCCGCAGCTCTGCCCTGACCAACAGGCTTCCCGAAAACTCCGTGAACTTCCGCTCCAGCTTGTTGTCCATCCCGGCGCACCATACGAACAGCGCCGGATAGGTCCCGACGACGCTCGCATCAGTGAGCTCGGCCGAAATGTTTCGCGCCAGAACACTCTCTTCGTTGAGCTCGGTCAATTCCGTCGTGTCGCGGAAGTTGATCTCTCGAATTCGCTCATTAATCCCGTCCGCCGCAAGTGCGAATCCGCGGAGTTGCTCGATCGCCGCTATGCAAAGGTTCGCCACAATCAGATCTCTCCGCCCTTAGCCCCTCTGCAAGAAGCGCGGAACCGTTCGAAACAGATCCGGCTCCTGCCCATTCCCCAGCCCCGCGCCCTCGATCAATCCGCTCGCCGGCATCACCCAATGCGAGGCGCCGTCGATCGGCGACGCATTCTGCTTGGTCGCCTCTTCAGGACTCACCCCGACGTAGGCGTTCCAGCCCGCTGCGCCTACCGGAGCCGCCTCCGTGGGCTTCACTCGCAGCGCATTGTTTTCAGGAACGCTGATCGCCCGCGACGAACTGGCGGCTCCTTCCGTCCCGTTCTGCCCCTCCCAGCTCATGCGGACATACAGCGCCATCGCCTGGAGGCTCGAAGGAACCCAGTCGACCTCCGGCTCCGACGGCCGCGGCAGCGGCGACGCTACGATTCCGACGCCCGTCTGGAACAGCATCTCCGCCGCCCAACTCGACAGCTCCTTGTACTCCCGCCACTTCGGCAAGTATTTGTCGTTTAGCCGACGGCTGTTCGCGTCGCGGTAGATCAACGACAGCGCCTGAAACGTGTGCCACAGTTTGAGCGGCGGCGTGATCGCAACTTGCCGTAGCTCGAAGCGCGGCAAGCTCGTCTCCGATCCCGTCGACTGCCAACCCGCGCCCTTGGCGAAAAACACATTGCCGGGTCGCCTCGAAGACGCCTCCAGCTGTGCCCCGACTTCCGTCTGCGCCAACTGAAGTTTTGTCGCCAAGTCAATTCCCTCGGCCGCTGCGACATCCGGCAAATCGGCCTCGTAGGCGACCAGGTCCGAAACCTCAGAGACGAAACCATCAGTGAACAGCGACATCGTCTACTCCTTCCGGCTTCGCGTCGACCGCTGCAGCGCGCGCAGGTCGTCCTCGGATAGAACCGTGAACTGAATCTGCGACGCCTGCCGCTTTTCGGATTCCTTCTTTCGCGCTTCTTCTCTTTGCGTCCGAAACGCCGCCGCTTCCGGCTCGGACGCGACTTCGGCTCGCCCGTCCACGATCATGCGGGCCGCTGTCAGGCTGCTCACCTCAGTCACTTGCCCGGCCAAGCCGCCCGCCTCTGTCGCTAGGCTCTTGATGATCAAAAACTCGTCTTCGAAGCTCGTTTCAAGCTCTCGAATCCGTCGATAGTAGGCCTTTAGGTCCATCTCTTCGATTCGTCCTTTGTCGTTTCTCGACGGGCTCGTTCATAGCCCGAGCCTTCAAGCGAAAGGGCCGGCGTTTCCGCCGGCCCCGTCGCCTTTGTTGCGCGAGAAACGCCTTTCCGCGTTCCTCACAGTCATGTTTGTCTCGCCCTCTAAGACTCGACCTGAACGCCGAACTCAGGTCGGACCGACGCCGCGCCGTACAGGATGTCCACGGTGAACTGCTGCGCCAGGGTATCCGGCTGATAGCTCATCACCACGCGCATGCCGAAGTTGCCCAGCTCGGCGTATTCCGCGATAGCGCCGGTACCCGGCAACGGTTGCGGCAGACGACGGATCACCAAACCGGCCGCGTCCCGAGCAAAAGCCAGGTTGTGCGTCGTCACCGGCGCGCTGCCTGTCTTTTGCACGAACTGCGACCGAAATACCGTGAAGTCCTTCAATCTGCCGACGGTACCCTGCGTCAGAGCGGCCACGCCGGCCTCGCCGGCCGATTGGAACTCACTGAAACGCGGGATCTGACGGAGCGCCGAATAGCTGTCAGAATCGACAACCAAGTATTTCGGCTGACTGGCCGGAACCTTCGCTTCAAACAGGGTCGTCTCGGATTCGTCGACGACCGCCTCGGTCAAAGGAACGCCCGCCGTACCCAAAACCGGATTCGACGAGAGCTGGGGATAGAGGCTCAGCAAGTCCGTCTCCACCCTCTCCGCGATCGCGACGACTGCTGGCTCCATGTAGACCTTAAGCAGATCTGGAACCGCCAGGACCTTCGTCACGTCGGGAATCTGGGATGTCGCCTCGGCGTGCGTGTTCAGAACGATTTGCGCGTTCCCCAAGCTTGGGTTCTGCGTCTGAACCGTGCCGCCCTCAGCGATGTTGTTGGCCGTCATCGCCGGAGCGATCGGAACGTTCACTGTATCGCCCGCCTGCCCCAGAACCGGTTCGTAGTTCCGGTTCACCAGATTACCCATCACCAAATTGCCCATCAGGGCCGGCAGCGCATCCGCCGCCACTAGCTTGACTATCGCCTGCGCGATGTTCGCCGATGTAATCGCAGCCATTCAGTATCTCCTTCTGTCAAAACAGGTAGCGGCAGGCGCTGCATGCCTGCCCTGCATGGATTCGCGGACAGCCTCAAGGAGCTGTCCTCTCGCCGACCTTTCGACGATCCCTTCCGCCTTCACAACGAGCCTTCGCCGCCGCCCATCAGACGGGCGACTTCTTTCCACGCCCGCCGCGACTCTTCCTGACTCATTCCAGGACGAATTCCCTCCAGGTCGAAGCTCGAACCCGAAAGCTCTCGGCGATCGGCGCCGCTTGCGCCCGACCCGCCTGATATGCGCGGCGGCAAGAACTCCGGATTCTCTCGAAGGAAGTCTCCGAGGTAGTCCTCCACCGTCACGCGCTTCCCGCCGGACTCGGCGTAGTACTCGCCGTCGTCCCCGCGAAAAATTTGATCGCCGACCAACCGCATCGCCAGGTGGGTTTTCTTGACGCCGCTCCCGTCGAGCGCCTCGCGAATGCGAGCGGTCTTGCGGGCTTGTTCGGATTCGACCCTGCTCCGGCGGTTCTCCTCGATCAGGTCCTTGAGCTGCTGCTCCAGGCTCTCCCGTCGGCTCCGCTCTTGCCTCAACCGGGCGCCGAGCTCGCCTGCGACGTCGTCGCCCGCCGGCGATCGATCCTCCAATGCGCTCTCCTGAGCCAACGTATTCGGTCCCATCAAGCCCCCCAATAAGAAAGGCGCCCCGCCAGGGACGCCTCAAATCCAACAGCCGCGAATCCGCCGCTCCGGACCCACCGTTCACAGCTCACTGTTCACCGTTCACGATTCCCGCTTCGATCTCCTCGAGCACCTGGTTTTTAGTCTCCTGGCTCGCTCCCTCGAGGTACTTCAGCGCCACTCGCCGCTGCACTTCACTCGCAAATCGCCGAGACGGAATGCCCAGCTCGTTCAAGCCGCGTGCCGCCTCGAGCTCCTCTCCGAAGTCAGTCCGCTCGAACTCATCCATGCCGCCGACTTCAAATGAGACTTCGTCCCGCCGCGCCTCCGCGGTCAGCGCGAGAATTCGCCGCAGCGTGTCCTTCACCAGCCCGCCGTATGCACGCAACACTTCATGCGTCACGGCGAAGTCACGCCGTTTGCTTTCTCCCGACTGGCCCAGGTGGCGCGCCTCTCGCCCGCCGGCCTGCGTCATCAGGTAGCACACTCGATAGACCTCGTCCTTGAGCCGATCCAGATTCTCGGCCGCCGTCGCAAAAACCTTCCCTTCCGGCTCGGTCCAACCGAATCGGTCCTCGGGCCCGAGTTGGATGTAGTAAGCTTCGCCGACGATTTGCTGCCATTCGCGCTCGGAGTAAATCACCGGCATCGCGAACAAGCCCATGTGCAACGCCCATGAGAGCGCGTTCGACTTGTTGAAGTGTTCCTGCTGCAACAACGCCGCCTTGTTGGCTAGCCAGAGCCCCTCGCTGATCCGCATGGTTACAAGCGGCACGCGCCGTCGCCCCGCCAGCGCGTGCCGCCCTTCATCGACGAGCTCGACGCCTCTCCCAACCGGCCCACCCAAGCCGGCGGGGGAGTCGCCTTCGCGATTCGCCCGTCGATAAACCCGAAAGCCTTCGCGGTCGTAGTACGTCCACCGCTCCTCGACCGTCGTCTCCGGGCGTTCGAACGATTCCTGGTAGTTTCTCTGCGTTTTCAGAACCGCCCACTCGTAGTCGCCCTTCGAATCTCGGCTCCAGTTGATCAACTCGAGCGGCGAAAACGACGTCAGATACGCCCGCGATTTGCCCAGTGCGTCCTCTTGGGCCCGCGTCGTTGCCTCGCCGTCGATGCGCGGAAAGTCGATCAGAATGTGGCTCTCGCCGAACACCAGCGCCTGCGTCAGCGTCTGCTTCAGCGTGCCCTCGATCGAGGTTCCACGACAGTCGCAGTCCTCAATGAAGCTCCCAAAGAACCGCCTCGTCGCCTCGTCCTTCGTTTCGACCGAGACGAGCGGCGGACTCCGAAACAACGACGCCGCGTACCAGTCGATGCAAGAGCCAAGATAGTTCTCGTAGAAGACTCGGCTCAACCTCTCGCCGTAAACGTCGTTCGGCTCCTTTTGCCGCCTCACCAGGTACAAGCTCGCGTTGCGACGCAACTGCTCTCCGCCGACGTAGAAGTCCCAATAGCGGCGCCACATCGCTTTTCGGTCGCTGTATTCTTTGTGCTCTTTGTTCAACGCCTCGATCACAGCGTTCCTCCGCTTCTTCCGCAGCCCCTCTACATCAGCCGCCGGCTCTGTTCGCCGGCTCGCAGGCTCGACCCGACCTCCTGCCAAAGCAGGTATCCCAAGGCGTCCGATAGATGCGTACGATTTGGATCCTTGTCCTTGTCGATTACGCCGCTGTCGGGCTTGTAGCTCACCTGCTCGAGATCCTTGATCAGCTCCTTGCACCTTCGATCCACAAATAGTCTCCGCGTCTCGTTCGCGCTGCACAGCCAGGCGTTCGTCAGATTCAGCCGGTCCCGCACCGGGGGGTTTGAACGCGGCGCCGTCACCTTGCCGCGAAGCTCGCCGTGCATCGCCAAGTACTCCCGAATCAACTGATAGTCCGAATACGGGCTCGTCGTGTGCCTCTGACGGCCGCTGGCGTCGCCATACACCCTCACCCCCGCCCGGTGCGTCCCGTAGCGTCTCCCAAACTCTTCACACGTTTCCGGCGTTGCCGAGGTGCGCAAGTAGATCTCGTCCAAGACGTAGATCGTCTCGCCCCGTCGCTGCGCGATCACCGAGCTCATCGGATTCACGTTAAAGTCCCAAGACCACAGCAACGGCGCGTCCGACTCGAGCTCGAAATCGCCCACGTTCTCGCTGCGTTCAAACGCATAGTAGACCTGCCCCGCCTGTAGGTTTAGGTAGCTTCCTAAAACCTCTTGCCGAAAGAACGCCTCGTCGTAGCTGGCCTTCAGACGCTCATAAAAATCCGGCGTCTCCTTGAGCAAGTACCGGTTCTCGTAGGGCTTCGCCTCGACCAGGCCGTAACCCTCGACCTGCTCACTCCGGAACCTCCGGTAAACCCAGTCAAACCCCTTCGGCGTCCATACGCCGAAACCGCACAGCTGATCCGCCTTTGGGTCCCGAAGCCGTGCCTCCAGTCGCGTCCAAGCCTCCTCCTTCGTGTAGGTCAGCTCGTCGACGCCGAACCATGCCAGGTTCGAGCCGCGCAGCTTCTCGAAATCGTCTAACGAGCGGAACAGGATCCGCGACCGGGAATCCTTCATCCGCAACGTGAAACTCGACCGGTTCAGCTCGTAGGGCAGCGAGTGCTCCGCGAGCCGTTCCAAGAACGCGTCCATCGTCGCGTCTCGCAGCATGTTGTACGTCGGCGCCCCGATCAAACCAGTCCGCCCTGGGTTCTGGTAGGAGAGCTTCAGCGCTTCAAAACACAGCGCGGCGCTCTTGCCCGTTCCTACCGGACCCGAGAATCCTTTAAACCTCGTTTCTAATCGATGAAATCTTCGTTGCGAAGGAAGCGCGTTGTAGCCTAAACGTCGTTCGAGGGATCGTCGTGCGTCTCCTGCCAT